TCAACATGAAAGTTTTGATGGGGCCTTATGTTATTTATCATAATGTACCAGGTAATCGTGGAATTACAGGTGCGGCTATTATTGAAACCTCTCATATAGTCATGCATGTCTGGGACGAACCATCTCCTGCCTTAATGCAATTTGATGTCTACTCTTGCGGTGAATTTAATCCAGAAACCATTTGTAAAAAAATTAAAAAAGATTTTGAAATAACTAAAATAGAATATAAGTTTTTAAATAGAGAAACTGGCCTAGTAGATATTGGCGGTGGACACTTGAAGTAAACGCATATCTGATATACCATTTAGGTATGACAAGAGAACGATTAAAAGATCTAATATTACAAAACAGTTTGTTAAAAGATAGAACAAGCAAAAATAATATTTTGTTTTCAAGCAGAAAAGAAGTTGAAATAAATGGCAACGGAACTTCTGGCTATACTTTAAAGAACGGTAGTAATAAAGGAAAAGTTTTAAAACATTTGAAACTAGAACCTAGAAATATCTAGGGTTGAAATAACTACGACACATACTATATAATAGTCATGGTGCAGCAATGTGGCTGGCCTATAAACTTTGCTTAACAAGGAGGTTATATGACAGGTTTAGATTTAATTAATAAAATCCAAAAAGATCTTTGGAATAATTCAGTAAAATTATTTGATAGTTCGTTTGACGAAATGTTTATGAATTTATCAAAAGTACAATCATTTCCATTTTACAATGTGGTAAAATATGGAAAAGGTGAGTATGGAATTGAACTAGGTCTTGCTGGTTTCAATAAAAAAAATGTAAAAGTTTCTTTCCAAGATGGTGTATTAACTGTGTCTGGTCAGGTAGATGATGCAGAAAAGGAATATATCCAAAAAGGATTAGCGGCTAGAAAATTCTTCAAACAATTTTCATTAAGAAACGATGTAATCGTGGACGAAGCGAAAATGGAAGATGGTGTATTAACAGTTAAGTTAGGTGTTAATGAGCCAGAAGAAATAAAAGTTAAGGACATTGAAATAAAATAATGTTTCCTTACACAGAGGAGGAACTTGATTTTATTAACAAATAAATTAAGTGCCTAGACTTACATCGTCATCCTTCTTAGGTTACCATTTCGTTCTAACCAAAAGGAGGATGACATGCCAAAAAAGAAGAAAGAAGAAAACTTAACGGACATCATTGATAGAATAGAAGAAGATCTCATTACTTTAAGAGATAAGGTAGAAGAGATGGAAGATCAAGAGGACGACAATGACGATTCTTTTGATGATGAGGACGAAGACTAAATATAAACTCATAATGAAACTAAATAATACTCACGTTGCTTACTTAGGCTTAGGTATAATAATGGGGATTTGGATCCTTAATTTGATTGCCTAAAAGAATAGGGCAACTTAGGTTGCCCTATTTTAAGATAGCCAAGTTTTAATTTCCTCTCCTAAAGTTTTAGCAGAAAGAGAAAGTTTTTTATCTAAAGCAGATACAATTTTTTCGTCCACAGTATCTTCAGCAATAATATCTATATATAAAACATTTTTAGTTTGACCTATTCTATGAGCCCTGTCCTCAGACTGTAACCGTACTTCTAAATTATAATTATTAGAATAATAAATAACATAACTTGCAGCATGTAAAGTTAATCCATATCCACCTACAGTAGGATTGCCTATAAAAAATTTTACTTTTGGATCTGTTTGAAAAGCATCACAAACTCTTTTACGATCCTCTACATCAGTTGCTCCATACATGGTCACATAACTATCTTTTCCATATTCTTGTTTAATTTTATCCGCTATCTGTTCTATGTTATGTATATAATTAGCCCAGATAATAGCTTTACCATTAATTTCATCTAAGACAGTCATTAGTTCTTCTAATTTAGGATTGTTAAATTCTTCTACTTGACCATCGTCATTTTTAACAAAACCATTAGTAACTTGATGTAATCTTAATATTTCTGTTAACTGGTTATTAAAAGAAACAGTGCTGTCATTTAATACGGTGATGGCATGTTGTTTTAATCTATTATAAACTTCTTTTTGTTTACCAGTTAGTTGAACTTTTCGTTGTTCGTATACTTTAGGAGGTATGTCTAAACAATCTTCTTTACGAACTCTGGTACTGAAAGTTTTAATCTTACGTTCTAATTCATCTAAATTTTTATAATATTTAGGCAACATAATTTGAGTATTAGGGCCTGTGTACACAGCATGCATTTCTGCATATCGAGCCCTAAAAGCATAAAACGAATCATACCCTAACAGCTGAGGTGATAAAAATTTACATTGTGTAAATAAATCTAAAGGTGATTTAGTTACAGGACTACCTGTTAATATTCTACGAACCACGGCTAACGGAGCAAGTTTTAAAATACTTTTAGTTCTTTTAGCTTTTTGATTTTTAATAGTAGTGGCTTCATCTATAACAAAAGCACTTTTAGGATGTCTATGAAAAAACATCATAGCACCATTAGTGCCATTGCGAGTAGAAAATGCTTCTACGTTCATTAATAAAATATTTAAATGATCAGGAACCATCTGTTGCATTAAATCATATTTAATTTTTTTATTTTGATTCCAAACTTGAATACAAGTTTTTATTTGATTTGATAAATGATTCGTTATTTCTCTCTCCCACATAGCATATACTGATTTAGGAGCAACAATAAGAGCCGAATCAATAACTCCTTTTAAATATAAAATTCCAAGATTATCTATAGTGGTTTTAGTTTTACCAGTTCCCATATCCATGAAAAAAGCCCAGTTTTCTTTATCTGTGCAATCTTTAAGTGCATCTATTTGATGTTTATATGGTGAAGTTTTAAATTGATAATCCATAAAAAAAGTTTATAGACTATTTCTTGACATGTGCAACAAATAATTTAAAAGGAGGAAACATGGATTTTGAAAACATATCAGTAAATATAGATGAAACAAAGGTAGGTAAAATTTCACAAAAATGTGAAGAGTTACAAAACCTAGAACGAGAGATTTCTAACAAGAAAAAAGAATTGTCTGAGATAGAAGATAAGGCAAACGATCTTCAAGAACGGGTCATACCCAACTTGATGCAAGAGGCAGGAGTGTCCTTAATTAAACTTTCGGATGGAAGTACCGTAGAAGTGAAACCCTCAATTAAATCTTCAATAACTTTGGATAATGCCGAGAAAGCGTATTCATGGCTTAGAGAAAAAGGATTTGGGGACTTAATTAAAAATACACTTACTGCCTCTTTTAATAAAGAAGAGGATGCTAAGGCATCTGAACTAATGAGGCTTTTTGAAGAAAAAGGTTATAGCTATCAGAGAAAAGAAAAGGTAGAGCCGATGACTTTAAAAGCATTTGTATCAGAACAAATACAAAGCGGTAAAGAAATACCTATGGATTTGTTTTCTGTGTACATAACTAACAAAACAAAAATAACTAAAAAATAAGGAGCAACGATGAGTAACGAACAAGTAAAGACAGTAGTAAAAAAACAAACTACTGAAGTAGCTACAATCAACATGGAGCAGTTTGCAGATGTTGGTTTTGAAAATGTTAGTGCTAAGGATTTAGCATTACCTTTTCTAAAAATATTAGGTCAATTATCACCACAGGTAACTCAAGGTGATTCTAATTTTATACCAGATGCTAGACCTGGCATGATCTACAATACTGTAACAAGTCAATTGTACGATGGGGTAAAAGGAATTCATGTAGTTCCTTGTTATTATAAACTTCAATATATTGAATGGGCAGACAGAGGACAAAAAAAATCTAATGCTCCTGTTAATATTTATGAAAGTGATTCTGATATTATGAGTAAAACAACTCGATCAGAAGATAATAAAGATAGATTAGAAAACGGTAATTATGTAGAAGAAACAGCTTCGCATTTTATTACTATTTTAGATGGATCTATCGCTACAGGAACAGCATTAATCAGTATGAAGTCCACTCAAAGAAAAAAATCTAAGAAATGGAATTCAATGATGATGTCTTTAAAAGCTAAAAAGAAAGATGGTGGTTTTTATACTCCAGCACCTTTTACTCAAGTATATAATCTTAAAACTGTACTTGAGAAAAATAATTTAGGATCTTGGTATGGTTGGGATATTACTCATGTAGGAGCAGTACCAAATCAAAGTATCTTAAAGACAGCGCATGATTTTTATCTTGCTTGCTCTGGAGATAAAGTTAATGTTAAATACGATACTGAGGAAGCAACTGAAAAAGCACCTTTCTAATGTCAGAGCAATTAAAAATCTTGGAACAGTTTCAAAAGCTGTTCCAAGGTTCACTCACCTATTATGGAGAGTCTAAACCAACAGGTCAGAAAAAACCTAATGGTAAATCCGAATATAAAAGTTGGATTAACCAGTGGCCTATTACTGATAAAGACTGGCAAGAGCATTTAGATGGATCCAGACATGTAGGAACTGTTCCTATTAGAGATGACTCCAACTGCAGCTGGGGGGTTATAGACGTAGATAGATACAATATTAATCATTTAGAATTAATCAAAATTATTAGAGAAAGAAAATATCCATTAGTTCCTTACAGGTCAAAATCTAATGGTCTGCACTTATTTATTCATACTAAAGATACTGTTCCAGCTTCTTTAATGCGACAGAAGTTAATTGAGATAGCTAGTGATCTTGGAGTAAGAGATGAAACAACTGATATTTATCCAGCGCAAGATGTAGTTGATTTAACACCAGAGGCTTGGGAAGATAAAAGAAAAGGAAACTTTGTTAATTTACCTTATCAAAATTGTAAAAGATCCACTCGTACTGCTATGTACGACGATGGAAAGAGCATACCAATAGAAGAGTTATTTAAACATGTAGAAAAATTTAAAGTAACAGAAGATCAACTAAGAAATATTAATGCAGAATCAACTTCAGATCCAGAGACTAAAAACTTTCCTCCATGCGTAGCGCACTTTATTAAAAATAAAGTAAAAGAGGGAGAGGGAAGAAATGATGCAATGTTTAATTGCGCTGTTCTTTGTAAAAAAATTAATCCAGATCCAGACTACTGGCCTGAGCAATTACGAGACTTAAATAAAAAAGTTGGTGAGCCCCCGTTAGACCCAAAAGAATTAAATGTATTAATTAATCAGCATAATAAAACTGATTATAACTACAGATGTAATTCTTCTATCGCTAAGATGAACTGCGATGCAAAAAAATGCGTTACTAAAAAATTTGGTATCAATCCTAATGAGGCTATGCCCGAAGTAGGAAGATTGGTAAAATATAATGTGTACCCTGAACCTTATTGGGTATTACCTGTTAATGGAATTAATATAAAATTAGATAATAAAGAACTATATGCTCAAAGACTATTTGCTGAAAAATTACAAACAGCTGATATTGTTTGGAGAACCTTAAAACCAACTAAACAAAATCCAGATCCATGGTCTGATTTTAAAGATGATTTAATTAAAAATAAAATAGACATGGAAGGATACGATGCCATGGCTGATAAAGATGATTTATTTAATTCTAGAATGGTTCAATTTTTTGAAGATAGCGAAACACATGAGGAATTTGATCAGGTGGATAATGGATATATTTGGCTAGATAATCCAAGTGCTGCAGATGCTACGGAAATGAGATTTAAAATACAAACCTTTCAAAGGTTTATGAAAAAAATGGGAAGTAATTGGAACAACAGAGAATGTATTAATTTTTTACAAGTGGGTGGGGCGGAACCTAAAAAGAAACATGCTAATATACAAACAAGACACTGGAGATGCCCAATGCCTAAGTTACCAGAATATAAAAGGAAAGAGGTAAAGCATGATAAAGCAAAAGCTCCATGGCAAGACCACTAAGATATTTGGTCCTCCTGGAACTGGAAAAACTTACCAACTGCTTAAGAGAATTAGATGGTTTATAAGAAATGGAGTACATCCTTCTGAAATAGCTTATTTTAGTTTTACCAATAAAGCAGTGAATGAAACTATAGAACGATTAAAGTTAGCTTTACCAGACTATACCATAGATGACTTTCCTTATTTTTGTACTATTCATAGTTTTGCAAGGAAACAATTTTCAGAAATTCCTGTATTGGATCCAGCAGAAGATATGATCCAGTTTCATAGCGATTATGGAACTATTAAAATAAATGCTCAAAAAGGATTTGAAGAACAAAAAGTATTTAATAATTGGTCATTACGAGTATACGACAGAGCACGGAACACGAAACAGGATCCTACTCATTTATACAGGATACAAGAAAGAAAAGAAGTAAGACTGGCGCAGTTTCAATCTATTATATCTGCTTATGAAAATTTTAAAATGTTTGAGAATCAATCTGGGGTTAGACAGAAAGATCGTTTAGACTTTACCGACATGATTGATAAGTTCATTCAAGAAGGAGTTTGCCCTAAATTAAAAATATTAATGGTAGACGAAGCGCAGGATCTAACTCCTTTACAATGGGATTTAATCATTAAACTATCTTATCATACAGATAAAATTTATTTAGCAGGAGATGATGATCAAGCCATTTATGAATGGAATGGTGCTGACGCTGATTTTTTTATACATTTTCCAGGTAAAGTAAAAATATTAAAACAATCAAGAAGAATACCTGGTAAAGTTCATTATTTTTCTCAATTATTAATTGCTCCAGCAAAAGGACGTAGGCAGGAAAAACAATTTAATCCAAGAGCATCTGAAGGAGATATACTTACTTATACTAATTTAAAACATGTAGACTTTACTAGTGATGGATCTTTTATGGTTCTTTCTAGAATAAGATCAGTTAAAGAAGAGGTGGAGCAAGATCTTTATGATATGGGTATTTATTTTCAGGATGTTCAAGGTCGCAAATCATTTAAAGTAGAGCAGTGGCAAGCTATAAAAGCATGGGATCATTTAATGGCTGGTGGATCTATTACTAAGGAAGAGGCTTGTATTATGTATCATTATATTCAAAACATTGATCACGGCTACAGGAGCAGCGACAGTCAAGCATGGACATTTGCACATCCTAATCAACCTTTTAATTACGATGAATTAACCTTGAGGGCTGGATTGAGGGAGCCAAAAGGACATTGGGTGCAGGCTTTTAAGATTAGATTTAAAGATAAGGAAAAACAATATTTGATTCGTTTATCTGAATCTGGTGTTAACTTAGACGAATCATCTAAAATAATTGTAGATACTATTCATGCGGTTAAAGGAGGAGAAGCTGATAATGTAGTAATTTTAAGCAAATCTAATTGGCCTTCTCATTACGAAAGAAAAAACATAGAGGAAAAAGTTAAAGAATTAAGAGTATGGTACACAGGAATCACCCGTGCAAAAAAGGCTTTACATTTGATTAATACTGATCATAAATATCATTTTCCACTTGGAAAATTTTACAATAACTATAAAAGTAATTATGACAACAAAATCAGAACTTGAAAAGGCTTTTCCATCTTCTAGACAAGAGGGAGGAGATCATTATCAAAAACATAAAATACAACCATACGAATTTATTACAGTTAACAATCTATCTTTTTTTCAAGGGAATGTAATTAAATATGTAGTAAGGTATAAAGATAAAAATGGCATAGAAGATTTAAAAAAAATTATTCACTATTGTGAATTAGAAATTGAACAATTACGAAATGCAAAATAATTTATCTGTTCCGAAAGAATTTAATACAAGATTTTTTGACAGAATGAAATTAAATGGATTAGTATTTCATAACATAATTGATGTAGGAGCATATAAAGGTAACTGGACTAAAAAAACAAAAGAAAGTTATCCTGATGCTAATTATTATTTAATAGATGCTAATGATCAATTTAAAGAAGAATTGAATAAACTAGGTACTTTTTATTGTGAAGTATTATCTGAAAAAGGAGGAGAAAGAGAATTTTATAATTCTTTAGATAAAAATAATAATACAGGATCTTCTTTATATGCAGAAAACTCCAATGTTAACTTTGATAAAATTATTAAACATACTAAAAGATTAATAGATGTAGTTCCATCGGATGTTACCTTTGATTTTATTAAAATGGATGTTCAAGGTGCAGAACTTGAAATCATAGAAGGTTCTTTAGATTTATTTTTAAAAACAAAATTTGTGCAATTAGAATGTCCTGTTCATCCTAATAATGTAGGTGCTCCTTTATTTGAACATTATATAAACTACATGGCTAATTCTAATTTTAAAGTATTTGACATTAATTCAATATTCTTTAATAACAAACTTATGGCCGTAGATTTTATTTTTGTAAATAAAGTATTACCTAAATTATCTACATTAGAAAACGAAACTTTATATTATAAAAATTAATGACACATCAACTTAATTTTATTTATCAAGAATCAGATTGGGTTTGTCCATCTGAATACCCAGATCTTTCACACGCTGATTGTATAGCTATAGATTTAGAAACTAAAGATCCTAATATAAAAACATTGGGACCTGGATGGCCTAGATTTGATGGTGCTATTGTTGGATTTGCTATAGCTACAGCAGGTCAACAATATTACTTTCCTATACAACATGATGCTGGAGGCAATATGGATTTAGCTGTTACCACTGCGTATATACAAGATTTATTAAAATTACCTTGCCCTAAGATATTCCACAACGCTCAATATGACGTAGGTTGGTTAAAAATTAATGGATTTGAAATAAACGGCAAAATTATTGATACTATGGTAGCTGCTGCTGTAGTTAATGAAAACAGATATTCTTATGCATTAAATTCTTTAGGATTTGATCTATTAGGTGAAATTAAATCAGAAGCATTTTTAAATGAAAAAGCAAAAGAATGGGGTTTAGATCCTAAACAAGATTTATGGAGAATGCCAGCTGGGTTTGTGGGTCATTACGCAGAACAAGACGCAGCATTAACTTATAAACTGTGGCAGCATTTAAAACCAATTATTATAAAAGAAAATCTTCAAGATGTATTTGATTTAGAAATGGAACTACTGCCAATTTTAATTGAAATGAGGATGACTGGATTAAGGGTAGATTTAGATAAAATTAAAATATTAAAAAAAGAATTTATTAGTGATGAAAATAAAATATTAAGAGAGATTAAAGATCTTACTGGAATGGGGGTAGATATTTGGGCGAATAGATCAGTAGCAAAAGTATTTGATCACTTGGGGCTAGAATATCCTAGAACAGAAAAAACAAAAGAACCAAGTTTTACTTCTAATTGGTTACAAAACTGTGAACATAAAATAGCTAAATTAATTAGAGATGCTAGAGAAGTTAATAAATTCCACTCTACTTTTTTGGATGCTATTGAACGTCATTCTTTTAAAGGGAGAATTCATTCTGAAATTCATCAATTGAGATCGGATGGAGGAGGAACAGTATCTGGTAGATTAAGTTATTCAAATATGAACTTACAGCAGATACCAGCAAAAAATAAAGATTATGGAGATAAGATTAGAAGTTTATTCTTACCTGAAGAGGGAAGACAGTGGGGGTCATTTGATTACTCGCAACAAGAACCACGGCTCGTTGCCCACTATGCAGCATCTATTGAACAAGGATTTACTGGAGCCGATGAATTTATTAAAGCATACCAAAATGAAGAGGCTGATTTCCATCAACTGGTGGCTGAAATGGCTGGTATACCAAGATCTGCTGCCAAGACTATTAATCTTGGTATATTTTATGGAATGGGTAAAAATAAATTATCAAGAGAATTAGGTATATCTAAAGACGATGCTGAACAATTACTAAAAAGATATGATGCTAGAGTTCCTTTTGTTAAAAAATTAGCATCTGAAGTAATGTCATCTGCTAGTAAATTTGGTTTTATAAGAACAATTAAAGGTCGTAAATGTAGATTCGATATGTGGGAACCTACCACTTTTGGTATGTTCCAAGCAATGAAGTATGAAGAAGCTAAGGCTCATTATGGTAATAACATTAAACGAGCGGGCACATACAAAGCATTAAATAGGTTAATTCAAGGATCTGCAGCTGATCAATCCAAGCAAGCTATGATTGATTGTTATAAAGCTGGTTATAGACCTTTACTCCAAATCCATGATGAATTATGTTTTTCAATAAATGAGGAACAAGAAGATATTAAAAAGATATCTGATTTAATGGAAAATTGCATAGAAGGCTTAAAAGTACCTTTTAAAGTAGATGTAGCAATAGGACGGAGTTGGGGTGAAGCAAAAGAAAAGAAAGAATAGTTATTGGAACTGGTTTTTTAAACAAGCTAAGGAGATACAAAATGAGTATAAAAAAAATGTTAAATTCAAAGAAAATCAAATCAAATCAAAAAAATGACCTTCAGGGGTATTATTGGGATGGTAAACAATCTTGGTTACTATACCGTACAGCAGATGGTAAAGACTTTAAGATAAAAGCATAAATTGTTGTATTACAAACAAATAAATGCTAAGATATTATGATAAAAGCATATAGATATCAGGTTAGATATAAAAATTTATATTACGATGGGATAACCTGGGGAAAAGACGAAAAAGAAGCAGGATTTAATTTTGTCGAAAAAATTAAAAATGATGAAATTAAAGCAAAAGAAAATAGCAATCGAGGAGATCGATTGTTTATAACCTACGAGGAGATAGAGCAATATGATGAAAAGCTCGCAACAGATCCTAGCGGAAAAAATGAGACTTGAGTCTCAGTGGAATATTTCATATTTAGAAAATGGAAGAATAACTCCAGATATGAATATCATCCAAGAAAAAATAAAACACTGCAGAAGGCAGTTGATTAAATTAGATCAAGAAGAAGCTGGATTTGAATATAAAAGTTTAGATAGTGCAGATGATGCACTTTCTGTAGCTACGTAAATTTTTTAGTCCTATAATTAGGATTTGGAATTTTATCTGAATTGCACTGTCTACAAGAATCTGTGACAGTCTTTAAAGGAACTTTTGACACTATCATAGTAATCCATCCTTGACCATCACAGACATGACAATTTGTTGATTTTTTATTTTGATAAGTTAAAAATTTATTTAACATCTGCTGTGATAGTTTCCACATGTTTTATTACCTTATTCATATCCCATCCTTGAGATATTTTTAAATTTAAAAACGCAAATTGTTTAATAAACTTTTCTACTGGTAAGTATGGTTTAAGTGCATGCGCAGCTTTTACATCTTCCATAGAAAACTTTTTTCTTTTTAATTTATTCATCATATTTTTTTGAAGAATGGGCTACCGAAGTAGCCCAGTTACTCACTTCTTCATCTCCCTGCCTTCTTTTAACATTTGTTCTCTCATTTTATCATGAGGAACTCCTTCTTTTTTAGCAACTTTTGCAACTTCCTGATCAACCATTTTATCAATCATAGCACCAGGTTTACGATAACCATGTTTGCAAAGTGCCTGTAGGATATAGTAGCTGCTGGATCCAACAGCTACTGATTTCCACTTACTTATATCCATACTCCTTTTCCTTTCTTATTGATCCAATTGATCGGTTTCGTTATACCCACGATCCTTGACCCACTGAATTAATTTTATTTTTTTATATTTATCACCTTTTAAACCAGAGTTATAAATATGTTCAAACCATTGTAAATAACTTTCTCTATTAGTTGCTGACATAAGTTTCATGCCATTAACTTTTAAAGAAGATTTAAAACGATCCCAATTAAAATCTGGGTGTTTGTTAGTCATAATAAAAGCTGATATAAAAGCACGTTTGTAATTAGGGATGTATTGCTTTGCTATAAGCATCCTTTCACCTAAATCATGCGCTTTTCTTAAATTACCAGACGGTATTTTAAAATTACCTAACATAAAATCACTAGCAATGTTTTTATACATAGCACTTTTTTGAAGCAACATTAGAATAGCGGCTTCAATAGTAACTTCATATTTTTCAGAAACATGTATAGCAATACCGTAATCTTGCTTACCTCTTTTATTATGAAAGCTGGCGTAGTTATTAAGAGACCATCTTTTTTGATTTGCATTAATTCTTGCAACATCTAAATGATCTTCAAAATCACCTAATATAAATTTAATAGGTAATCCTAATTGTCGGTATGCTTCCAGCCTATGCTGTCCATCCATAAGAGACATATCTCTTTTATTGACGATAATAGGGATATCTAATTTTCTATCCGCTATATTTCGTTTAAGACGATCGACATGAGATTGATCAACATCTCGATTGCCTCTTACTTTTTTAAATTGATTGTAATTTTTTGTTTCAAATACAACCGATTTAATTTCTTTATTTGTGTTATGCATATTTTCCTCCTAATTTATAGTTTTCTAAATCAGACATTAGCATTTCGTCTGATTCGGATTGTTGGTTTTCTTCACGACAATATAATTCATCATAAACAAGCGAAGTTGCTGTGCTTTCATTAAATAATGTAATTTCAGTGTCCTGAATGGATAAAGGTAAAACAATCAATTTACTAACTGCTTCTTTAAACTGTGAGTCGCTATCAGTAATTGGTTCACCTTTATATGTAACTAGAGGAACGGAACATAAAATTTCACGAACTGATTCGTCAAATTCTTTCCAAGCCTCTGAGTTTATTTTTTTCATCATATTAACTGTAGATGTATATATGGAATTAAAACAAGTCAACCCATAAAATTAAATTATTTTCTTTAAAATCCCATAGGATAATCTTATATATATTTATGTAATATTACTTCAATTGCTCCATTTTTATATTTGGTGTATAATATATGATTATGCCAATACCAGTTGCAGCTGGAATACCAGCATTATACGAATTACTTGTAGGATCAGGACTACTTGTTGGCGGAGCCTTGACCGCTAAACAAATGCAAAAAGAAATGGAGCAAAACCCACAAGTAATAGAAGAAGCCTTAAAAAATGTGTTTATGGGGCCAACTAAAGATTTGATTAATCCAGATATATTAAAAAATATAATTGAATCTAAACCAGTAACCACGGATCAGGGAAAAACTAAAAAAGAAGTTATGGAAACAGAGGTTAGCCCAGACGATCAAGGAATGTTTTTCGCTTCTCCTGAAGTAAGACAATTTTTATTTAAAGATACTCCATCAGGAATGGTATTAGGGCCAGATGCAGCTGAAATAGAAAAGAAAAGACAAGAGGCGGCACCTAAACCTTTAGTAACACCAATTCCTCCTAAAGAAGAAACTAAATTAGAAACACCAGTTTTAAGTGAAGCGGACAAAACTAAAACAGAATCGTTTCCTGCACAAACTCCAGAAAAACAAATTTTACAAACACCACCAGCTAAATCTGTAGACACATCTATTTTAACAAAAGAAATGAAAGCAGAAGCGCCAGCCGCACCAGTTAAATTTGAATACCCAAGTGAAGAAGTACGAAACCAAGAACTGAATTTAGCTAAAGATTTATTCGAACTTTCACAAAACAATCCTACATTAGATATGTACGAACAATATAAAAATAATCCTATAATAAAAAATAAAATAGAAAGTAGTAACAAAGCATATAATGACACCTCTATTAAAGAAGGATACGGAACTGCTGATTATTGGGCAAACCGAAAGTTTGTAGGTGACACAGTAGGATATAAAGATTTTATTAAAAAGGTATATGGAAATGGAGCACCTAAAAAAAATAAAGAAATGTTTATTGTGATGGGGCCTTCCTCTTCGGGTAAATCAAGTTCTTTAGTAGATAAATTAGTGCCAGAGACAGGATCTTATTTAGCAGATTCAGATGAAATTAAAAAACTATTACCAGAATTTACAGACGGATATAATGCTGGAGGAGTGCATAAAGAAAGTAGTGATATAAATCAAAGAATAATGAAAATAGCTTTAGCAAGGGGAGATAATATTGTGTATCCAACAACTGGAAGAGATGAAGGTAAATTAGCAAAAGAAATTAAAAGAGCGGAAAAATATGGATATACACCTAAAGTGTATCTGGTGACAGCAGACAGAGAAGTTTTGTTAATGAGAAATTTAGCAAGGATGCTTAGTACAAATAGAGTAGTAGACTCTGACCTATTGTTAAATGAACAATTAATTAAAGATATAAATCAAACTTATGAAAACCTACCAGAAAAATACAAAGCAGGAAAATATGACACAAGCAAAAACAAAAGATAAAACACACCAAGAATTAATCAAAGAGATATGGGACCAGGCGGATAAAAGTGCTATGGATATATTAGACGAACCTATTGATTTAAATTTAGAAGATCTTTATGATAATTTTCTTCCTCCGAAAAAGGATGAAAAAACTAAATAAATTTGACCTTTTGGGTATCAAATATGGTCTGGCTCCAGACCCAAAAAACCCTGAACAATGCATATATAAGCTATTGACACAGGTAAATCCACCAGTACAAAGGAAGAGCGTATTCTTAAAGCCTAAATGAAAAGTAGAGGTTAAACTACTTATCAATCACTAACCACCACCCACGGACAACGGATCATACAAATTTA